GTGCGCGCAGCGTGTGCGGGCTAACGCCAATGCGCTTAGCCAACTCGATACGTGTGAGCGCCAAGCCCTCGTGCTGATACAGCCGCTTGCGTCCCTGTCTGGTACGCGACAACCTTGGCAAGCCGGGCATATGGTCTGGTGTAAGTCGCTGCGTCGGTGCCACGATCATCGGCGCGGTGATGGCGTGCTCCGTGGTCCAGCCGCGTGTCAGCCGGTCAGCGATGACACTGGGGTAAATCCCATAGTCCAACGCCCATTCGGTGATGGGTTGGGTGATGCCGTCGAAGGTGAGCATGGTGTCGGTCATGCTTGCACCTGCCGCTCAAGGCGCTGCTTGTGCTTGCTATGGCAGGGGGTGCAGAGCGCCTGCCAGTTGTGCTGATCCCAGAACAGGCGATCATCACCACCATGCGGAATGATGTGGTCCACCACCGTCGCGGGTGCGCCACACATGACGCAAACCGGATGGGCAATGAGGTAGATCGCGCGGGCCTTGCGCCACTGGTGGTTGTAGCCACGTGCTGCCGCTGTTGGGCGGTTACGGTCATGGCGGGCCTTGCGGGCGCGGTCGCCCTTGATCTGGCAAGCGCAGCGCTCACCAGAAAGGACGATATTGCCGCAACTGCAAAGGCGTGGTGGAGCGCTGGGCATGGGTTAGGCGATCTTTGCTTTCAATGCGGCAAGGCCTTCACGATCAAAGGCAGGGTCGTGCCCTTGCTCTTCGATCTGCTTGAGGCGTTGCGGGGTGTAGGTGTCGGGCTTCTTGGTGCCATCGGCAGGCACGAGAACGCCGGTAAACTGGAGGTAGGCGATGTGCCCATTCTGGGCGGCGATGATTTCGGCGGGTGTTGCGGTCCAAGCCTGCTCTGGTGTCCAGCCCAGCCAGCCAGTCGCGATCTGAAAAAGCTGGCTATGGTATTCGTTCGGGGTGATGGGCTTGCCGGGTGCTGGCTTGATCGGCGTGGTGTCGTCGGGATCGATGCCCGCGATAGCCAGGACGAACTCTGCCAGCGACCCGGTAAGCCGATTGCGGACTTTGCCGAGCCCGTGCGAGGCGATCTCTGCCAGCAACAGGGCTGGCTTGATCCCGGCTTCGCGCAGCATGTCCGCGATGATGGTGAGGTTAAAGCCCTGCGCAGCGACAAGCAGGGAGGCGAGCCCATGCCGCTGCACAAGGCGCTTGCAGGCGCGGAGAGACGGACGAAGCTCGAAAGCCTCGCCTGCCAGTTCGACATAGATGCCGTCCGCGCCCAACATGATTAGGCTTTGAGCTTGAGCTTGGTGAGAGCTTCGCCCATCACCACCTTGCCACCAACGCGACGACGACCGCCGAAGACGACAATGTCGTTCGCATAGCGAGTATCGTAATCGATATGCGGCTCGAAGGTGATCCGGTCGGTGATCAGATAGCCGCGAGCAAAGTCACCAAACACGATTGGCGATGCGCCGACTGCCGGGTCAGGCATATGGTCCGCTTCATATACCGGCTTATCCAGCAAGAGCCCCGGCTGACCAGCCTGAAGGCCGGGCTGCCAAAGCAGATTGCCGTCGCTGTCGCGCAGACCACGAATGATACGCATGGTCTTACGGTTCATGAGCCACGCGCCATTGAGCGAGTAAGCGGACTTGATGCCGTATAGAACGTCAAGCAAGGCGTCTGTGGTGATCGCCGTTGCCTCAATGGCAGCGATAGCGGTGGACGTGAGAACACCTTCGGCCTGCGTCGTGCCATTGCCCTTCACAAACCATTCGCTTTCAAGAGTGGCACACTCTGCAACAATGTGGTTGGTCAGGTAATTGGTGAGGTCGATCGCGCTGTCTTCAAGGGTGCTGCGCGACACAGGCACCAGAACACCCATGGCGAACGGCTTGATGTCGATCTGTTCGAAAGTCGGTTCGGACTCCGGCTTTGCGCCGACTTCGGTTATGCTGCCGGGGACGACGCTGTTGACCAAACGCGGGATTTGCAACAGCGAACCGCTGACCGAAACATTGCTTGCGAGCTGTCGCACCGGCGAGAATGCACGGACCTTTTCGAGAATGCTCGCAGAGAACTCATCGGGCACCAGATTTCCACCCGTTCCGGGAGCGGCGATGGTGAGAGCCTTGCGCTCAAGCATCGTGGTGCGCAGCTCGTCGCCAAAGGCCTTGAGCCCGGCAAGCGGCTCATTGTCATTGGCAGCAACAGGGCGGTTGCTCTTGGCTTCGATCTTGTCGAGCCGCGCCGTGAGCTTGGCGAAGTTGTCGTTTGCGGCCTTCTGTTCGAGGGCTGCGGTTTCGTCGGTAGCGGGTTCCATACGGGGTTCCTGATTGATGGATTTGACAGAGGTAATCCGCGCGCCGGGATGAACCGGGCGCGCGCAAAGAGAGATTTCAGTGAGGGTTACGGCAGAGAACTTGCGCCCGCCGGTCGGCAGCGGCTCGAATGCCCCGCCTTTGAAGCCGATAGACAGGCCAGTCACAGCGCCCTTGCCAAACAGATGCCGGACCTGTTTCGCTGGCTTAATGGCGTCAACAAAGAGCTGGCCCTTAACCTCAAGGCCAGCGTCGGTCTCGACAACGCCAGTCCAGATGCCAATAGCGCCGTCAAAGGTGCGGCCATGTTCAAGCATCATGGGCACTGCGACGGGCATTTCAAAAGCGCCCTTCTCGATGATGTCACCAACGCTATCAGCATCGCCAAAAGGCCACGCCAAGCCGGTGATCGTGCCAGCGTCATCGATGCTGACTTCGGCCTTGATTTCGAGCTTATCCATCACGCTGCACCGCCATTGATAGGCTCGGCTTCTGGGCCGATCCAAAGGGCGGTGAGAATGTCGATTGCGAGGATATTGGCCTCTGCAAGCGGGCGAGCCGGGACGTAGGTTGTCACCAGCGCAGCGGCTTCCTCTGGCGAGGTACCTGCACCGATAAGACCAAGGCGGATTGTTTCGGTGATCTCGGCATAGGACAGGCGGCGCATGCGATCGATGACCGCGCCAATGGCCTTGCCGGTCGTGCGCTGCAATTCTGGAATCAGGTGCGGCGTGAGCGAAAATTCGCGCTCACGGTCACCAAAAAATGCCTTGTGCATTAGGCGGCGTCTTTCTCGGGGATTGGTGGGGTGTCGTCGTTTGCCGCTTCCGGTGCTGGTGCGCCGGTCGTGGTGTAAGGGTTCTGCAAAACGTCACCGCCCGGCATAGCGGGCATGTTAAGCCCTGCCCTAACTTCGTTCGGCGTCATGGCGCGCATGGCGACGAGCTTGCCGTAAATGTCGGTGCGGACAGTTGGATTGACGCTCAGAAGGTCATCGGTGATGAACTCGATAAAACGAGCCGTGCGTTCTTCCGGGGTGAGCAGAACGCGGGCATAGGCCCAAGCCCAAGCGTCCAACCAAGGGCGCAAGGTCTGCTCAAGAAAGCCCTGCCGCATCTCTTCGGTGTTGGACCACGTGCCGCGCGTGAGGTCGAAAAGCATGGTGGGCGGCACGCGGAACGTGCGGGCAATCTCTTCCACCTGATAGCGGCGGCTTTCGAGAAACTGAGCATCAGTGGACGCGAGGGCGGTCTGCTTCCACTCGACACCGCCCATAAGCAGGGCGGGTTTGCCGCTGTTGTTCGAACCGCTGTGAGTAGCTTCCCACATTCCAAGCAAATTATCGCGGGCAATGGGGTCCATCTTGCCGGGAACGCTCAGCACGCCACTGGGGTGTGCGCCGTTACCAAACAGGCGCGAAGCGTGTTCCTCAAGGGTCATCGAAAGGGCGATGGCGTTCCGGGCACGGGTGATTGGGGCCTTGCCGCCGAACGCCTGAATATGAAGCATATCCTGATATTCATAGCGCTTGGTCGCGCTGCGACCCTGCTTCACCACATAAAACGGCTCTCCGGTGATCTCATCGGCTTTGAGAGTGACGGCAGCGGGATCAAGCCGGATGAATTCGACAACGCGGCCATCAACACGGTTGGCGACGGCAAAGCCTCCCTTGTCGTGCAACAGGGCGTCATTGGTGAGCTGGGTGCGCAGTTCGGCAGCGCTGGTCCAGTCATTGGCCTCATCATGCACAAGGCGAAAGGCAGGGTGTGCCGGATCGGCTTCCTTGCCCTCTGCATTACGCACGAACAGTTTGGCGGGGAGAGTGCCTACCGCTTCCGCGATCAGCTCTACTGCCGACGATACGGCAGGAACATTCATCGCGGTTGCGGGCGTGACCGACTTTCCGGTGTAGGTGGGCGTAGCGCTGAACAACCAAGAGGCCAGCGGATCGGTGAGCGTTACTGGCTCAGGTGCGGGCGCCAGCTCAGGATCGGCTTTGCGGAAGAAGCCAGAGAAGAAAGTCGGATAGGGCAACAGGTCTGCTCACGGTGGATCGTGATCAGACAATATTCCTAAATAGGAATTTATTCAACCATCAATCGGGCGTGTCGACCTTGGGATATTTTGACACAGTCTCATTGATCCACCTTGCTGCGATCAACGATTGCTCAAACCGTATGTATTCCAGCTGTAGTTTCTTAGTGTCCGACGCAGCATCTTTATTAGCGTCAATTTGTTCAAGTATGTTTTGAAAGGTAGCCAGTTCATAGTCCCATCCAAATCGGTACCTAGACTTACCTTCACTTAAACTCAAGAATTGGGAGAAATTGGCTGCAAAGGAAAATGCAATCAACCGCAACCTCTGAATACGATTTTCTTCTTCAACAAACTTCGTAAATGTAAGAAAACACTCGTATTTCTCGTCTTCTTCATTCGATTTCGCACCAGCTACTGGCCTGCCGTGCATGCGATAGTAGTGACTGACAAGAAGATCAAAAAGAGCATCTAAACGATTATCGATTTGAATCGTTTTTCTTTGATTGAATTCAAACTCTAAAATCTCAGTTTGCTTCGCAATTAGTTCAACATTCTTACGAGCTTCCTCGACTTGTAGTCCCGCCACCTGCCTGCTGTCACGTAGCTCTTGACGCTGAGCGGCCAATTCATTGCGCTGCAACATCACTGCCGCGACAAGCCACACAAATG